AATCATTGCACCGTAAAGGAAAATCATGGGACAGTTAACTTTTCAAGCGACATTAGGTGGTGCGGTCAATTTGGCTGGCCCTAATACTGCGTCCACAACCACTTTTACATTGCCAGCGGCTGATGGTTCAAGCGGACAACCCTTGGTAACAAACGGTAGTGGCACACTTTCATTCTCAGCCGCACCAGCTTTGGGAACACCAGCATCAGGAATTTTAAGTAATTGCACCGTTGATGGAACTGACGCAGTAGGTTTTAGAAACATTCCATTTAACAGTCAAAGTGCGTCTTATACGGCAGTATTAGCTGACTCAGGCAAAGTAATTTTTCACCCATCAACAGACGCTAATGCAAGGACATTCACAATCCCTGCAAATAGTTCTGTGGCGTATCCAATTGGTACTGCAATCACGTTCATTAACATGACAAGCCAAGTGGTGACAATTGCAATCACTACAGACACAATGTATTTATCTTCTGCTGGAACTACAGGCTCACGAAGCCTTGCTATTTATGGTTCAGCTACAGCAATCAAAATGACTTCAACAACTTGGTTAATTTCAGGGAGTGGATTGACATGAGTGGCGCACTACAAGTTGTTTATATGAATCAGCGGTCATTTGTGCCGCCAGTTTCATATTTCATAGGCATTCTTGGCGGTTCAGCAACTGATGAGGGTTACAGCGTAGCAGTAGATAGTGCTGACAATTTTTATGTTGGTGGTCAATCTACAAATAGTGGTACAACTGATTTTCAATTAGCTAAATACGATAAAACGGGTGCTATTCAATGGCAAAGAAGGCTTGGTTTAGCCGCATCTACAGTTTATGGACGGGCGGTTGCTACAGATTCCTCCAATAATGTTTACACTTGCTCACGACTTGATGACGCTACAGGAAGTTATTTAGGATTAGCCAAATACAACTCGTCAGGCACTATTCAATGGCAGAAAAAGCTAGGCAACGCGGGCGGGGCATCTGCTTTTGGTTATGGAGTTACTGTTGACAGTTCAAATAATATTTATGTTACTGGTGAAACAACTGATCCCGGTTACGCAAGTGTTTTAATTGCTAAATACAATTCTTCAGGCGCTGTTCAATGGCAACGTAGTTTAAAGAATGTTCTTGGCGATTATGGGCGTTCGGTGGATACTGATTCCTCAGGTAATGTTTATGTTGCTGGATATGGTGTTAATTTTGGAGAAAGCAATAACATTATAATAACTAAATATGATTCGTCAGGAACTATTCAATGGCAAAGAAAATTAGTTACTTCTAGTTCTGAACAAGCATGGGGCATAACTGTTGATTCCTCTGGTAATTCTTATTTAGTTGGTAATAGTAATGCAAGTGGAGATTTACAAATTGCAAAATATAACTCATCAGGCACTATTCAATTTCAAAGAACACTTGGAGGATCGGGGCAAACTAGTGGGTATTCAATTATTTTAGATAGTTCTAATAATTTTTATGTTTGCGGTAGTACATTAATTAGCGGAAGATTTAGATTTCAAATAGCTAAATACAATTCGTCAGGAACTATTCAATGGCAACGTAAATTAGGTTCAAGTTCGGCTAATTCGATTGGCTATGGAATATCTATTGACAGCACCGATAATCTTTATGTTTGTGGTCAAACTTCTGTTAGTGGAAGCACCGATTTTTTAATTGCAAAACTTCCTAATGATGGGTCTTTGACAGGCACATATTCAGTTGGTGGGTATTCATTTGTTTATGAAGCCTCAACTTTAACTGACAGCGCCTCAACTTTAACTGAAAGCGCGGCTACTTATACCGATGCCGCAACATCACTCACAGCGGCAAATTCTGTTCTTACAGATGCGGCATCAACTCTCACATCAACGGTGACTACTTTATGAGCGCATACATAAAACTTTCAACGCTTGAATATCCAAGGCATATTGGTAATATTGAACTTGATCCCCTTGGAATGGAAGATTACGCCCATGTTGAGTGGCGTGACCAGCCTGAGTTTGACAGAAACACCCACAGATGTAGTGAAGCCGCACCAGTTCAAGAAGATGGCGTGTGGCACATGGTTTGGTCTGTGCGTGTTGCAACGCAACAAGAAATTGACGAACAAAATAATTTAATTTCAAGTCTTGCACCATGAAATTTATTTGGAAAATCTACGAATTAAAAGGTGATGACAAAGCCATATCTCAGGCTAAATATTACCTTGCTTTGATTGAAGATGATCTACGAATTGAGACAGAAGGATATTGTGACTTTGACACTACAAACGCAACAATTCCAACATCCCAAGTGACCGAGGAAATGGTTGCTAATTGGATTGATGAAAGCACTACCCAAAACGGTGTAAGTAGCTTAAAATCAAGGCTAATAGAGCAACTTGAAGCGGTAAAAAAACAGCAAGAAATTGCCTTGCCTTGGAAGCCGCCAACATTTAGATTAAGTTAAGGAATCACTATGGCTGTGCCTTATGACATTGTTAGCAGAGCGCTAAAAGACATTGGTGCATTAGAAGCTGGTGAAACCCCTACTCCAGACGCGGCACTTGATGCGTTTGAGATGATGAATGACATGATTGACCAATGGTCAAACGAAAACATGATGGTTTTCAATGTCACAGAGATTATCTGCCCCGTGATACCGGGTCAAACTCAGTACACAATTGGCCCTAACCCCTCCACTCAGAACTTTATTGGCGCTTCCTTTACAGGCTCAATAACTGGCAACATTTTGACCGTGACGGGCATTTTGTCTGGTGCTTTGGCTCAAGGTCAAACTTTGAGTGGCACAGGCATCACAGCGGGAACAAAGATTACGCAGTTTTTGACGGGTGCTGGTGGCAACATCAATGAGGAAGGCACTTACCAAGTCAACATTAACCAAACTGTTGCTTCTACAACCATCACGGGTTACTACCAAAAGCCTTTAAACATTGATTCAGCATTTGTTAGAGTAAACACTACAGCTAATGGCCAGCCCATTGAGGGTGGTGGTTTGGACTACCCAATGTCTGTTTTGGAACTGCACAGCTATCAAATGATTGGTTTAAAGACGCTGAGTGGCCCGTGGCCAAAAGCGGTGTACTTTAACCCCGGTGCGGATACAGGAAACTTGTTTATCTGGCCAAGCCCCTCACAAGGTGAACTGCATTTGTTTGCTAACACTTTGTTTAGCAACTACAACTCAATGTATGAGGACATAGCGTTGCCACAAGGCTATGCAATGTGCCTTAGATGGTGTTTAGCAGAGCGTTTGATGCCTATGTATGGCAAAGCCTCACCAACGCAAATAACGATGATTCAGACGTTTGCAGGGCAAGCTAAAGCTACCCTCAAGCGCACAAACATGGCCCCTCTACAGACTGCACGTTACCCTGACGCTTTGTTGACGGGTAAAGCAAAGGATGCTGGTTGGATTCTTACTGGCGGCTTTATTTAAGGGGCTACCATGCCAGATTTTGGTTTTGTTGGCGCATCGTATGAAGCACCGAGTATCTATCAAGATGCTCAGGAGTGCATCAATTTCTTTCCAGAAGTTGACCCTGTAAAACAGCAGGGTGAGCGCGGGGTGATTGCGCTTTACCCAACGCCCGGTCTTACTCTAAAAGCCCTTTTGCCCAATATGCAAGAGGTGCGCGGACTTCACGCAGTTTCTGGCGGTGAGCAAATGATTGCCGTATGCGGCTCTTATGTCTATGCGTTAACAGCCAACTTTGTTCCAGCGGTTATTGGCCAACTTAATTCCAGTACAGGAATAGTTCGGATTACCGACAACGGCATCAATGTTTATATTGTGGACGGTGCTTATCGTTACACATGGTACATATCAAGCCCTGCGTCTGCCGTGTTTACGGGTTCTACAAGTGGCACAACATTGACTGTTGCAAGCGTTTCTAGCGGCACAATTGCCATTGGACAATCTTTGTTTGGTATTGGTGTATTGGCTGAAACCGTGATTACTGCGCTTGGCACAGGAACTGGCGGGATTGGTACATATACAATTAACAGAAGTCAAACTGTTGCTACTGCTGTATTAAATTCTGCGACTGTAGGTGCGGTGGTGACTGCCACTATTGCGGGAACAGTAATGACTGTTTCTGCTGTTGCATCTGGTGTATTGCACGTTGGTCAAACCATTAGTGGCGTTGGCGTAACCCTTGGCACAATCATTACGGCTTTGGGTACGGGATCAGGCGGTGTTGGAACATACACCGTAAGTGTGTCAAGCACAGTAGCTGTTGGCGTGACCATGTACGGTTTGAACTTTTCTGTTCTACCCTCTACTGATGGTGCGTTTAGCGGTGCAAACACGGTGGACATTATTGACAACTACTTTGTCTATAACAACCCAACGACTCAGCAATTTGGCGCTAGTGACCTTTTGTCGCCTATTTCACCTAACACTAGCTTTTCATTAAAA